TTGAAACATATTTTCTGTAAAACCAGTATCGCACCCTATCAACCAAGCAATTGAAAAGACAATACAACAGCAACAACAAACAACAACATGGCTTACAGCACATCAGTTCAATCTCGCCTCTGGCTCCGTAAGAACTACGGCGGCAAGTGGTGGCAGTGTAAAGACCTCGTCAAGAGGCAACGCATCAACGAGGCTTGCGACGCCACAGGTCAGCCTCGCCAGTATCCCGAAACTCCCGACCCAACCCCAGAGGGTGTGGAAACTTGGGACATTCCGCCCGAAGCTCTCAAATCTCTCGGCGCTTGGGCGCAGTATCACAAGAACACTCTGGCTCACATGGCTTACATCATGCGCCCAACCGAAGACGACCTCTTCAATCGGGTGATGAAATGGAAGCGCGACGAGCAAGACGAGTTCCTCCTCCTCCACAAGAGGCTCGGCAACAAGTGGATGCGTAAGAGCGTCGCCACCAAGCCCGAGAAGGCAGCTCAAATCGCCAAGTATCTCAACCAAGAGTAGAAAGGCAAACAAAAAAAAAGGGGGTCGGGTTTTCCCGTCCAGTCGGCTCTCGCGGGCAAGGCAACCTTTTTTTTTTATGATTGAGGCATAACCTTTGGATTCTCTTTAGATTCAAGTTTCATTTCTTTTACCTCATCTCCCGTTATTCCAGCAACATCTGGAAGAGTTCTCAACTTGTTAATTTTATATATCACACTACTATTATCATCTATGGGAGCGGGTCTTCCATCGGGCAAACGAATATCTGTTATAATACTACTCACTACATAAGGCAAATCTACAGTATAATTCCAGTTAGTCGTGAATGAATAAAAATAATCTCCCTCACTATAATTCCTTGTGATGAATGCGATGGCTGGGAGTTTTTCAAATCCAGTCTTGCCTCCAATATATTCGGGATTTAGTATTAGGTTTGTCCTCACAACAAGATATGGATATGATAATTTTTTTGGTAGATTTAATGCTATTAGCTCATCGCTCTCGCCTTGAACGTCCGCCGTTTGGTCTGGCTGTATCGCTCCCAGATTTTCAGCTGGAACTGGCGAGAACATACTATCAGTCGGTATAAATGGATTGGCTGGCGTTCCAGTTGGTATATCACTAAACGCCATCAATCTCGCAAGACCCATCATAACTGTAGCGCTGATGAATGCGTTTGTTGTAAAAGGTTTCACCATGTTATTATATTTTAAATATGGATTTATTCCATTTCGGAAACCGAGATACTGATTATAATTTGCTCGGTTGAACTGGGCGTTCGGTGTTCCAAAATATGGTATTAGCTGTTCCAAACTAAATCCCATCTTGGAGAACAGAGTATTAGTATATATATCCCTTCCCCCGCCTCGTATCACAAGGTCTTGACTTCCAGCAACATTATCTGTAAAATATCGCATCTCTATTATTCCAATCCCCGACACCGCATTTATTAGAGTATTAGCTTCACTCTCGGTTTTATTGAATGGTGTAATCATAGCCGCGTTCGGCGGATTATTATACTGCTTGTTAAATCTACTTATCATCGCCCTTCTAAAATTAGCCGACAGCTGAATATTATTTGGTTCGGTTGAACTCGGTATTTTTGGAATCTGGAATGTTCCATTTCCTTCCTTCAAAGGTGTGTGGAATTGTGATATGGCGAACCTTCCTTGCGAGTCATCAAATTTAATTAGCGGGTCTGTTGCTCCAACATTTATAAACGGCACATATGCGCTCGGTGATACTGACGGCATCGTTGCTACTCTAAATGTTCCGCTTCCAACTGGATTGGCTGGAATTATGGGAACATATACATTTGTTTGGTATGCCTTCTGTGTGGTTACAATCTGCGCCAAATCACATGTATATTCACTTGGGCTCAAGCCTACATATTCGCCAGTATAAGGTAGAGGCTGAACGAAAGTATTATTATACTGCGCGTCATTTGTTATTTCTGTTGGCTGTCTTATCGGTTTAAAATTAGGTGGTATGCGCGCTTTATATATCCAACAATAATACCATTCAAAATAACTATTAGCTCCCATCCATATAGTTGCGCCTTGTCCCGTGCCTTGAACCTTCCAACAGACTGGAACAAATGCGAGTTTCTTTCCCTCCGCATCAGTTGGGATATTATCATATATTTCTGTTTTATATCTCTCAAATGGATATGTGGTTGCGAGTGAGTCATTTGGATTTGTTTGGAATCTTGATTGTGCGTCAGTTCTAAACGGCAACCCTTGATATAATGCTTCAGCCGTCATCTCATCAGGTAAATAATATTCCGCATACCAACGACCTTCCAATCCAAATGCCGTTCCAGGCAAACTGGGGCTTTGGGCTGCTGGATAATTATATGCTGTATTAGCTGTAAAGTTTGGAACAGCTGGAACTGCGGTTGCTGTGGCTGGTATTGCGCCAACCTTGTGCTCAAACTGGAATCCCGTTTTATTATATGGATTAGTCACATCAGCGGCAATTGACGCTTTAAATATTTGTGCGTATGTGCTCGGTATATTGACTTCACATGTTGTTAATAAACTCGCAGTATCTCCATATATATCATAAGTTCCAGGATTATCAAAACTGGATTGCTGGTCGTCCAGTCTTCCAAAATTCAATTCAATCGCCATCGCATTTCTAAAACCCAAATCATCGGGATTAACTGTATTAGCGGCTTTCCCATACACAACAAAATAATCACGGAATGAATTTTCCAATATTTGTTTGGTGCTTGGATTTACAAGTATATTTGTAACAACTGGGTCGCCAGCTATTGGATTCCATGTTTTTATTGTTTCGGTTTGGAGTGTAAAATCAAATGGGAATGTATCCGTAGGCAGTGCTGGTTTATTTTGTGATATAACTGCCTGCCTATCCAGGTAGGGCAGATTATCCATTAATACTACGCTGGGTCCCGTTGCTCCAGCTATAAATACTGGCTCACTTGGCGGTTCAGGGTTTCCAACAACATGCGGTGGGAACCGCTGTTCTGTTGTTTTACAATCAGGCACAGGTGGTTGCCCGCCAGCCCCTCCAAAGCTTCTGTGTCCCGTCCATAATGTAAAATGTTCGTTTGATGGAAGACCAGGATTTCCGCCTTGAGATTTTGGACGAAACGCCATATTAATATTTAAATTAGATTGGGCTTTCATGTAGTCAGGGCGAGCGCTTGCGATATAACTATAATAACAGCCATCGCCTTGATTTGGTAAATAACCTCTTCCACGATTCATATAATTAATTGTTTGGAATATATTGGGGTCATTTGCTGGATTATCCAACCCAGTTGATTGCTCGTAAGTTATATCTCTTGCGCTCCAATTATCTGTTGCCGTTGCTTCTATAAGCGGGTTGTTAGATGGAAAGGGTTCTCCCGCTAATCCAGCGCCAAAATTAAATTGTCTATACATCGGTTTTCCAGTTGATGTTGGAACAAGTATATTTACTTGGTCTGTTACGCCTTGCGATAATTTAGCTGATAATATACCCGTATCTGTTCCAGTTACTCCATCTATTCTGTTTCCCCATCTAAATATTAATGCCTCTTCATTCTCTTCCGTAAAATTATCTGCTTGTCCCGTTCTTTCGTGTAGTTGTTCTGTTAGTTTTGCTGCGAGAGATGAAGGTGTTAAGAAACCTTTTTCAATATCAAATTCAATCTCTTTTGTTAAATAGTCCCAAGGTGTTGTTCCTACCGCATAACTATATACCGTTCCCACAGGTGCTTCAGGCACTTGGATATTGACTTCGTTAATATAATGCGAGCCACTATATTCACGAATACCTATATAAAATCGTCGCTCATTTGGAAGGCATACTCGCCGTGAGCCCGATGCGTAGCTGGGTAAATATCCGTTAAATTGTGCGTTAGTATAATCCATTTTTACAGTTTTGTATTCATACGGAACAGACAAGCCCGAATTGACCCCAAGTTGCGTCCCAACCCCTTCCACAAATTGATATGGATATGATTTCTCCCAACTATAAAAATGTTGATTATTTAATGCCGAGCCAGTTGGATTGGCTGCTGGTGCGCCCGTAAAATTATCTCCATATGTATTCGCATAACTACCATATCTTGCTTTCTTCACATTATAACATGTTTGGTGTCTGCTCTTGGGTAAATTAAAATTAAATTGTTGAGCGTTGGTTACATAATAAGCTATTTTCATAGATTGCTTATTATCACGAATGCGATTGCCTCCCACTTGATTTCCCGTAAATCCAGTCAGCTCAATCACACTATCACCGCCTCCAACGGCATTAATCATGCTACTCTCTAAATTTATAGTATCACCGATTTGTAACGGTAAGCCATCAGGTATGTGTGTTTCCCATCTATTATTTCCAGTATTAACTTCATCACTATCATCAAATAAGCCAGTCAGTTCAATATTCTCACCTCTCTCTGCTGCGAGAGCGGACTGCTTATTACTTTCAATAATAATAGTCTTTTGGTAAGTAGCCATTATTATATTGGTGAGATTTTATTACCCTCCATCTTTACGGCGTCATTTCTCTCTTCATTCGTTTTTCCCTGATAAATTTGTTCTCCAAAGTTTCTAAATGCTCTCGTCGGGTTATTATGTAAATCACAATATAGAAAATCGTATCGTTTCTGTGCTGCCTTATTATATAGATTTAAGAAACTCTCTTTTCCTTCATATAGACTTCCAAATTCTTCACAGATTTTTTCCATTTCTTGGGTATTGGGGTTCGGGCTTCCAAAAATGGCGTGTGTGGCGTTCTGCCTAATTACTGTAGGCACGCCTCTCAATAATTGTGTAGCCATACACAACAGCCCAATATTATAATGACGGAACCGAGAGGCAAGAAAGTAAATCATACTATTCTGTTTTATACCCAAAAAATCGTCCAGTATAATCGCTATTTTAGGCATCTTTTTCTTGGGGAATGTTTTTTGGTAGTTAATAATATTTTGGATTATCTCGTCATTATATTCACTCCAAATGGTTTCGGGGAATTGTTCTTTTAGAAACCTTGATGTATCATCATTATGAATCGTATTACTAATAATATAAACAATATCAAATGCGTCCCTCATCATGTTCGGGTTCAAGAGTAGATTAGATAAGATGGTTGATTTTCCAGTTCTAATAGGGCTGACTAATAGTAAGAGTGAGCCTCTATTTATATCTGGTAGATTAGGGTGTATATCCCTTTTTGCTCTATTTTCTTCGGTCATCGGTTTGACTGGTAAAACTGTTAAATCGTTCTCCATATATACTACCTTCTTATTTTTAATTTAAATCTCCTCGCAAATGATTTGATATTGTTTTGTAAATTTGTGCTGTCGCCCCACAATATGTAGCGGGATAATGAGCCAGCTGATTTATAATCATTCCAGTTTTCCTTTCTATGTCTATCTAAATATCTCTTCCGTTGGTCTTTATCTTTTGATTTTGTATAGTCAGTATATCCAGCCGCCCCAAAATGTGTGGTCTTGAATGGCTTGGGGACACCCGCATGTAGATAAAATTGAGCCATCAGTTTTTTCTTGGGATTGGTTGAACGGCTTATCTTTACTTGAATCGGCATATATTATATCATGAGATTATCGCTGGGAATCCATCAGGGCATTTTTGATTTTAAGATTATTTTTTACCAATTAAAAACATTTGAATATGGATTATGATTATTATGGATTATCTCTACTGGTTTGCTCGCCACCGCTTTTGGAATATTGGCTGGCGGTTTCTTCACTATTTTGGGAGGCGCACTTACATCGGGCGTTCCCTTTAATTTTTCAGCTTGTTGCTGTTTATTGTATTGATGTCTTAATCGTTCAAATCTCTCCATATGTACCATAAAATTTCCAAATGCGGCATCAGGGTCAGGGAGCTTCGCTTTTGGCTCTGGCTCAACTTTAGGCAACGGGGTTTCTTTTTCAATTTTAGCCTTTGCCTTTTCTAATTTAGCCTGCGCTCGCTTTTGCTTTATCTGCCCTTTCGCATACTCTTCAGCCGCCAACCTATCAGCCTTTTTTTGCTTACATGCGGCTATTGCCTTCTGGCGCACATTCGCCAAGTGTTCTAATTGTTTCGCACTCATTTTTCTTTTTGGTTTTCCAGTCTTTTTACTTAATTCGGGTTTAGGCTCATCATCGGTTGGGGGTGCGACAGGGTCTTTATTACTTGGAGGTTTCACAAATATTTGGTCGGGCTTGCTTGCCTCAACGGGCTTGGATAAGTCTTGTAGTGGCGGCTCATCGGCAACTTCGTCATCACTTTCGCATAGGGTTGCGATGTCGTCTTGAATATCTAATTGTGGTAAGTCTTCCATATATTATCCATAGAGATTATAAATTCCTAAACGATTCTTATAGGTTTGCCTAAACTCTCGGGAACTCATCAGTTCTCGTTGCGATTTTTTGGTCTTGATTTTCACTTCGCGATTGGAGTGCTCGGTCTAATACGCGCTCAAGCTCTTTACCCTCACGAGGCTTTTTATAAAATGTAACCGTAGTTGGATTCTTTAAATTTTTAGCTAATGTTCCATCAAGATTACGCAGACGGACATTCATACTATATAATTGTTTATCCTCCGCTAAATTTACATCAATTGGTAGTGGGAATAGTGGTTTATAATGTAGGGTTCCATTTGTTGTTGAGGTGCCCCACTCTTCAGTCGGTATAGTTGCTACTGTTTTAAATTTATCTTGTGCCGCTCCCGAATATCCTTGAATATTAAAATCAGGGAACTCCACTATCATGCTTGGAGGCAAGCCAGTTTCGGGAGAGGTGCTACTAACCGTATTGACGCTCTGTTGATTAGCTAAATTTCCATCAGCCTTATTTTCAACTGAACGAGTGCCGAGTAGTGGCTGTATCCTCGCAAGGTTGGGTTCAAATTGTGTAAAGCCCACTTTATCAATTCCTATATTTCCAACAGGCTGTGGATTTGGATTTGTAAAATCAATTTGGTCGGGCTGGATTTCCCCGAATGTATATGTGATAGGGAGCTGAAGGCAATTTGGATTACTGCCCGCTCCACTCTGTGCTACAAAGGCTTCTTGTGTAGTTGCCTCGCCCAGACCTATTCCAGTTCCAGGCGGATGCGTTATATTTTGATATACATTTGTTAAAGCCAAGCCCGAGCCAGCGCCTCTAATAGTGCCTTGAACTGGGACTTCAGTTTCATTATATTTACCCGTGATTGTATAATCAACACCCGCATTAATAATATCAGGTTGCCCCGCAACAGGGTTGGCGATTATCGCAGGCACACCCATAGTTAATTCAAATGTGGGACAGAGTGGGAAACAGGTTTCACGCAAGGGATTATGTGGCGGGTCGCCTCCCCCTCCATCACCTATTCTATAAGTAAAGGGAGTATAAGCGGGAACAGTAGGCTGGGAAAATGTAACTGTAAGACGATTGAGTTTATCTAAACCGAATGAGAGTTGGTCGTTCTTTGTTGGGTCATAATTAGCTGGACTCTTTAGATTTGTGGTTGATTGAACGACACGAGTTCCTTGCCCCGCCCCCATGCGGTCGCGAGTGGTTGAATATTCAAATGTTGAACTATTTAGCTGATATGTCTGCCACGCAAACGAAACTCCAGTTGCTTTACTATCATCTCTCGTTTTTTGGAATGAAACATCTAATTCAAATAATATATCCGCTTCAGGCAATAGATTGGCGCCACCTAATACTTCATGTTCTTCTCTCCCCTCATTTCTTAAAAATCCAAATTTAGCTGATGTTCTTGCGTAGGCAACCTCAAATGTTGGAATGATTTTACCTATTCCAGGCACAAATTTATTGATTCGTCTTCCATTTGTTATGACTGCTCCAGTATTGCGGTCAATCGCATATATCTCTCCAGTTTTTGGAATCATTCCTCTGTCCTCTGTTGGTGATATAGCTACATCTTGTATTACACTCATCACCTCAACATCAAATGCTCCATTTTCAATCGGGTCATTTTCCATAGCTGGAGGGCTGGTGTTGGTAAAAGAGCCAAGCCCACATAATCCATCTGGACGAGAACAGAACAATAATCTATCAGTTGCTGGTATGGATGTTAATTTACTTGTGATTTGAACGATACTTGTGCTGATTGCTGTAAATGAGCCATTATTATCTACTAAACCGAGTTGTGTATCTTTGAAGGTTAATACATCAAGTAGTGTCGTAAAATCAGTTGTTGTGCGATTGAGTGCGATACTGGAAAATTCAATCGCTTGAACTCGGTTGGTTGTCGCATTAATTGAAAGAACCTTTGCTTTCAATCCAATCGCATTCATTTGGTTTTGAACTTGCGCGAACACGGGATTTGGGAATGAAGGTGATGCTGAATCAGGTTTAGACATCGCTGTGGCGGGGAAGAAAACATTATATTCACTCCCTACTGTGATGGCTGTTCCCGCGCCATTCTGTGTGCCCGCGTTGGATTGTCTAATACCGCCAACGCCTACAGTTATTTGTGCGCCAGAGCCGAATGATGGGTTGCCCGCATTTACACTCAATACTTGCCCGACGGCAAATCCATTTCCAGGTGCTATTACTTGAAAGGCAGTCATGGCGCCCCCAGCTCCTACAGTAGTTACTCTAATAACTGCTTGAACGGTAGAGCCAGGCGCAAACGCATTATATAATGTATCTACCACATAATTAGTGCCTCCAGCTGTGATGGTATTATTCGCGCTATTATTTAAACCGCTTAAAGTATCAGCGTTGCTGGGTCCGTAAGTTTGTAGCGCTAAAGTCAGCGGCTTACCGATATAAGAGTTGATATTATTGAGTTCATAATCATAATCAAGTGTTCCGCCATTTGCGATTCCAGTAGGGGCGGTGACGAGATATTGATTTGTGATTCCAACACCGCCATCATTTTCAATTTGGACGAAATCATCAACAGTAGTATTAGCGCCCAACATGAGATTTACATTCCCTAATACAAATGAAGGGGTGATAGTAACTTGTTGAGTGCCTCCGTTGGGATATATTCCCTTATTAAAAATATACTGATAATTACAACCGATTAATAAACTCTCGCCTCCAAATTCAAGAGGTTCAGGTTTTATTAACTGCGCGTTAATATTATCTCGCTTTAGTAGCGCCAGCTGTTGTGCTCGGGTTGGCGGGTCAATACTTCCATTTAGTATTTTAAATGCCGCCAAATAAGTATTAGTAGCTCCAGGCGCTGGAATGGTTAATGGGATTGGGGCGATATTTGGTGGTTGTCCCAGTTTAGTCGCTTCTCCGCCTAATTTTCCAGTTCCATTATATCGTAAGCCTTGCTGTCCCGTATTATCTGCGGCAGGCGCCTCTCGTTGTTTATAAGTGATAGTAAATGTAGGTGGAGTTGCTGTTCCATCATAAGCTACAGTAAATTCATAAACTAACATGATTCTATTATTATTTAGCTGATTTTGGATTTCAGTTGCGAGACTCGTTGGTGTGTATGAGCCAGGCGTTATGAAAGCGGTATGCCTATTAAAAAATGGAGTATCACTCGTGTTTCTCATAGCGGGCAATAACATGTATTCAATTCTGTTATTTTGTGTTGTTATAACAAGTTCATCTACCTCTTGTTGGATAGTGACGCTTGTAACTTGTATCTGGTCGTCTTTATTAAAATAGATGGGGTCTTTGAAAAAATTTTGAAAATTAACAGCTGCCGCCGAAGAGGCAGTTGTTCCTCCAAAATCCTCACTACTCCGTAAAGTAACAATACTCATCTTTAAAGTATGATGTGAAAAAAATTTTGTTGCCTAAATGTATATGGACTTCCACATAGAAACATATGACGGAGATGACTTGGAAAAACCGAGTAGCGAGTTTGTTAGATTTGCGAAGAAGGTAGAACAACTAAAACTGAAAGAAGAGAAGCCTGATGTAAAGCCCGAGAAGGTTTTTGACGGCTACAAGAAGCCTCCTAATAGAAAATCCAAAAGGTTGGCTAATAAGAATGCGAAGGGTGGTTCAGTAGTTGTTGAGAAAAAATAGAATGTTATTATCTTGGGGCATTTTCCAATATTCCATTTTTAAAATCAAAAAAAAATTATGAAAAAAAATCGTGGAACAAAATAATATTAATAATAACAAAAAATATATATGGATTTTTTGTTATTTTTTTCGGCAAAATTCCCTACTGAATGATTTTTTAACTGAATTCTATATCATCGGGTTCTTTTTTAATTAACTCCTCATAATCAAATTCATCAATCGCATGATTTTCAAGTAGAATATCTAACAGCTTAATTGGGTCAAATTTAAGTTTCCAATAGCCATTCCTTTTTAATCGTTCAATCGCTTTTCCATAACCAAAATTAAGTTCATAATAAAATTTGTGTTTTCCAAGCGATTTAAATTTTCGTTTCTCACAATAATCCTCATACAGTTTCATAAAATTGCTCGTTCCAATAATATTTGCCTCCTCGTTCCATTCATACTGGAGCTTTCTAATGGCTTCGGGATTTGCCCTGATAATGTCCTCTGTATAAGTCCAAGTCAAGAATCGGTCAATTGTGCTTACATTTCCAGACTGTAACGCTGTATAATATTCTGTTTTCACTCGGGCATTCTTGAAGTCCATGTTCGCTACTCTACGACTTAACAACATTTTTGTAAAGCTCCACAACACATCTCTGTCCTCCATCAGTTTAATCAGCTGTTTATAATAATCACCTGTTTGTGGCTTGCCGCATCTCATGACTTGGAACCGCCTATCACCTGGCTCAACCTGAACGGGAGTTGCTTTTTGTGAAAAGAACAAGAACCGATTAAAATTTCTAACATCAAATGGTTGAATGCCTTTTTGTTCCACGCGGAGCTTGGGGTCAGTTATTAACGCTTTTAATTTTTTCATTCCTGGAAACGTATCATTCGCCTCTGTTTCATTCCAGACGCAACACATCTTGTTATTTATTCTAATCCACTTACCGATAAAATCATCGGGATTTTCAGAACTGATATAATAATTATCGCCAAACACTAACTTATAATAATTATCAAAGAACATATTTTTACCAACGCCTTGTCGGCTCACGAAAACGAGAGCGACGAGCGGCATGATGCCTGGATATTGAAGGCTCTGCGCCATCCAGTCAAGAACATAGTTCAAACATTCCTCTTGCTTATCATCGCCTACAAGAATCCGCAGATGATTGATTAACGGCTCATAATCCGCCTCCTCGCATGTTTCAGCCCAGTTTTCCTTTTCATAATTAAATCCAGTAAATGTATTATAAACACCCTCTGCGACATCAAGCGGAGGCGGTAGAAAATCAATATTATGATAAGTTCTAATGTCCTCATCTTCAAGCCAAACATTAATGAATTTAGTTTTTTTCAATTGAACGTTTCCCTCTTTATCAATCACCTCATCATAAAACCATTTTCTATTATGAACGCTTCTAAAATCAGCCATTTTTCTCATTACAATATGTTTCTCACCATTTCTCGTCGTTTCCTCAACAAAACAAGTTGGGTCTTCCAAAAGAAAATTTGTTCGCTCAAATTCATCTTTTACAAGGTCATAAGGCTTGGGGTTGTTGCTCTCCTCCTCTGTTTCGGGCTCAACATATACAAGCGGATTTTTGGGTTTAGTATCCCACTCAATACCACAATACTCGGTTCGTTTATTCAGCGTTTTAATTAAATCCTCATGTTCCCCTTTCAGTTGGAACCCATCAAACATATTAACCATAATATTAACATCATCGCCAACAGCGGTTTCAAGCGCCTTGCGCTCCTCAATACACATGAGCTTGTTGATGAGCGATGATTTTTTATTTTTCTTGGATTGGTCTTGAAGATGTTGAAGGTCAGCCTCGTTCCAGAGCCTGTCCTTAATCACCTTCAATTCCCTGTGTAGATTTGTAAGAAAATTATTTTTGGAAGTATTACGGTCAGTATTAATTGATTTCAAGACATCAAGTTTAGTTATTTTAAAATTTTTCAAGATAGTATCACGATTTGTAACATAGTCGGCAAGACTGGAACAAATAGCGTCGGGATATTTATTTTTTATGATGTGAAGAAGAAGGGTGGGATGCGCGTTCTTCATATCATAATCTGTTGAGTCCTGGTGAATGATAAAATCACGAACAGACCCTCCAACATTTTGAAGAGCCTTTCTTGTAGCATACTGGCGCCCATCTCTATTAGTGCCCGCTGGCTTATAATTAACTCCCAGTTTATAACCCGCGCGCTTAACATCTCGGCAAAATTTCAAGATTTTCTTACACTCCTCAATCTTGTCTTTATCCGTCTTGAACTTTTTATTATCTTTACGAGATTCATTCCAACGGATTAAGTCTTTTAACTGACGGGCATTCAGCTTCAAGATTTTGTTAATATTATGTTGGTCGTAGTATTCCTCGCGCATTCTATAAATCAATTTATTGAGATGTTTTTAAATCAATTTTTTTAATAATTAGTATGTTAATTAACGATTTCGTTTCGTAGGGATTTCCAGAATAAAAACGAACTGAATTTCCAGCCTATTTTCTAAAAAAATTGAAACTCATTTTTTCCAGCCAGATGTTGATGTTATGCCTACAATCAGTCAAGAAGAAAAAAACAAGTCAATTGCCTTCTGTTCGCTCATGGGCGAGATGATGGAGTTAATAGATGATTTGAGTAAAGATATTCCAGAGGGTCGTTATTTAGAGCTGTGTGATAAAATTAAGAAACTCCATGATAGAGCAACAACCAACGAGGTTATAGTAGAACACACGCGGCGCTCTCGCATGAATGTTCGGGCTCGCCCTCGCGTTCTAACAGATGCCGAGAAACTCGCAACTGGGCGCTGGAAAGTCTGTGAATATTGCGATAAGATAATTAGTAAAAAATGGTATAACAATCACATTAATGAAACTGAATACTGTAAAATAGCGAGGGAATCCAAGCAACTGGCTCTCACAACCAAAAAACATAATAATGCCGAGAAAACTGAATGTATAGCGAAAATCAAGGCGGCGCTACACAAACGCAGATAAAATCTCAATAATATATAAATGTGGAGTGGAGTTGAGATTGGGGCTTTAATTATCACATGCGGTAGTGTATTTACTGGGCTAATAGCGCAAATTCAATTATCTCGCTGTAAAAAAATTAATTGTTGTTGGGGATTATGGGCTTGTGATAGAGAGGTGCCTGATATAGAACCTTCGGTTGAACTCACACCGACAAATACAGAACAAGAGCTATAAATTTTATTTTCCATCTCCAATTCAAGTAGCTTATAATATAATACCACATATATTATAAACTTATTTTTTTCTGTCTTTCCAGAGGTCATTATCCGCTTTCCGCGCACCGCCACCGCCGACAAATGAATAAATGCGAGCCATAGCCCACTGTTCTTTACCCATTTTGGCGGAACGAGGTGCTGATGGAGCTTTTTTACCGCTTTTTAGTCTTACGGATTGTGGGTTGGTTTTCCAAGCCCCGATTCCGCGATTATATACTTTTTGTAAAATGCTCCTCTTAATTCCAGTCGTCCGCGCTATATCGGTTATACTATGGCTCTTCGTCGCTGGAAAGCGATGCCTCTTGTTGTATTTCTGCTTCCATGTGGTTGCCTTTGGGGTCATATATAATACGAGTATATTTTATTGTTCTACCCTCTCGCTCCTTTCTAAATACGGGAAGGGGAGGGTCAAGTTTCTCACAAACAACATCACAATTCTGGACGAGTTCGGGGTGATTAATCACACGGCTCAACATCGTCCTATTAATATCAATTCTATCACAAATAGCTCTTTGGCTTGTAAAGTATTCCCAACCTCCATTCGTCATCAACGCATACTTGAAAAACTGAATATTTTTACTACCAGTTGTTCTTCCACGCGGCATGTTATACTATAATAATGAGAATTTTTTAAATCAATTTTTTCAACAATTAATTAGCCAGTCACCATAACATTTCCACCTTTAATCGCCATAGTGCGTTCAACAACGGCAAAATAAGTGATAGTGCGCCCATTCTCATCGCCGTCTTGATGAGTAACATTTGAGATGACGCGAATGGGGGTCTGTCCCACCTCAACGCCCTGACCTATGCCTCCATCAATAGTAAAATCACAGCCCATATAATGAAGGTTGCCCTCCATCTGTCGTAAGCCAATCGCACCCGCACCAAGCGCATCGGCGAAAAATCCAGTTCCATTAAAATAATGATTATTGACTGCCGCTCTCACGGGAGTTGCCTTATTGACTAAAGAATTAAATGAATACTGACCCGAACCGACATTAATATCAGTCCCGAATACTTGGGAGAGCTGTTGGGCTTTCATCGTTTCACTCTCTAAATCAATTGGATAAACCTGCTTATCATTCACACGAACATTATAACGAGTTGGAGTAGTGTAAGCTTTTGACCCGTAGATGCCTAAAGGGTTGGAAGCGGCGTCTGTATTATCATCGGGGTCATGATAATAACCTAATAGCGATTGAACTTTCATTCCAGCTAAACCTAAATCATGGATTTCCTGAACTTCAGTAGTTGAACCTGCCGCAGTCGCGCTGGGCTGGAAACTTGTATTAGTAGTAACCACATCAAGATAGGGAATAACAAGCCCACTATCACTCATAACCATTTCAGCCAGACGATTCATTCGTTCGTCAGTATAAGTAAGATAATCCGCTAAAAATACAGCGTCATTAACATTAACATTTGCGGTTCTGGCGGCATTTGCTACAGTAGGGGAGAACTGGACTACGGTGCCGTTGTCGGCAACTGCGCCACCAACCTGCTTATTAAATGTAATCTCAATACTACATGGCTCATTAATTAAGTATAAGGGAAGAGAAACATTTCTCATCGCTGGGAATAATTGACTTAATTTGATGTAATACTGATTATTCTGTGCGCCCGAAGTAGTTAGGGCAAATTGAGGTAATGGAGTAATAACAGTTGCCGCACCTGGGACAACATCTCTCAACCCATACTCGCCACCGCTTGCGGCACCAGTATTATCACGCTCGGGACAGATAGTATCTTGACTACCTACTCTAACCATATCTTTTTGTGAGCGTTCCTCTTGGGTCTGGAATTGCCGCCTAATAGTAGCATATTCTGCGTAACTATCAGTAACGGCAACAACTTTTGAGCCAATACGAAGAACGGCTTGTTTCACAAGTGCGTGGATGCCTGTTCCAATCGGTAAGACGCCATTAACATCGCCCGCATCAACACTTAATGCGATACAGCTGCCAGGGTCAAGTATTCCTTTTTTCATAAGAACAAACCTCATAAAGGTGTCTGTTCTCACGATGGGGTTTAAGATGTTCGTGTCTATATTCATAGTATCTACGCTCGCCATAGGTCGCACTGCTAATGCCTCTGGAATACTCATTTAAATTATATTGAGATAATATTTTTTCCTCTAATTTTGAACCATAATACCTTGAGGGCTATACATCAAGCTATTTTGGGCGAGAACATATGTATAAATTGAGTTAGGCGAGTTGCCGTCAAGGTCACTAACGATACGGACACTGTAAGGGACGTTTCTATAATCAACCCCAACATTTGATAGAGGGTCAAGGCGAACACCCAAGCCGAATACGGGTTCGGGGTCGGGGAGTGTATCAGTATCTTGGGGCGCGCTGTTGGGCTCATATGAGGTTGGTGGGGACTGCTTGACGAAGGTGTTGAGGTCATTATTTGTAAAGGGAGATAATAAAGTATGAGTAATCGCCTGATATGGCTTAATTGAATCCATGAATTTAGTATCTAATTCAGTCTGCGGTCTGTCCTCCTCACCCTGCTCTTTTACGAATAAATCATAATCAAGAGGGAATTTTTGACCGCCTCGTAAGAATGTAACTCGCCTAATATTAGCTTCTGCGCCTGTCCTGTTTTCAAGCCTTCCAGTTGAGAAGCCATCTTTTGCGTAATTATTAATATTTCCAGTTGGTATAAAGTTATGATGAACGGCTAAAGTTCTTGATGTGCCTAAATTAAGTGATTGTGTCTGGTCGCTTGAATTTAGAACGCCATAAATTTGGGAAACAGAATTATAGTTAAGGGTTCCAGTAGCTGGAACAGCCAGCCGAGCCATCCCCTCCTCATCGGGAACAAGTAGGTCATAAGAAAGCGATAAATTCTTTAACTGATAAAATGCGCCGTTGCTAATACCTGTGGCTAAAACCTCGTTGCGTCTAACATTATTTGCGGTGTCTGTATCATAATATGCGTAGCCTGATAGTGCGTTGGAATCGGGTGATAATTGAAGCTCAATAGTTAATCCTCTTAAGCCATTCTGTCCTAATGGAAGGCGCTGACCGCTGGATAGTAAGCCAGTTCTTAAAGGGATACTAAATTCAACCTCATTATTTACCTGCCTTGCGCCCTGAAACGATTTACTCGCAGAGGCTGGGTTTCCAATCTGTAAGTTAGTATCAAAATCATCTTGTGAGTGCATCACGGGCATGGTCGCCGCAAGAAACCTACCATAATTTCTAATAACCTCTAATGTGCGGTTATTTTCGGGGCTGGATAGAGTGATTTGGTTGAGAGTTGCCGCTAAACCTATGCGCTCATTTAATGCGATGCCTGCGGTGGCGCTCGCTGTGGTAGTATTATTGGTAGGTAAGGTGCCCGCGCTGTTATTAACACGGAGAACTCCATTAAGACGGAGAGAATTTGTATCAAGTAGCTTATTCTGTGTTGCGATGGTAAAGGTACAAATGGGGAAGCCATCACGGAAACTGTATGTGTTGTTCGCTGGCTGATTTATTGGGAATATTTGCGCACGCTCCTTGTTGGCTATATTCATTTAAATTATATTGAGATAATATTTTTTTCCTTAATAAGCTGATACTTTGCCTCTAACTATCTGGAGCCGACGGAGATGGCATATATAATGATTGTAAATCTTGCGTTCAGTAGCGCCCTGATATAAGACACGAAGAGATAATGAGCGGTCGTTGAGGTCAGTAACCTGATTATATCGGCTAAATCCACGAGCGATTAAAAATCTATCACTAACATTCTGTAAATCACGAACCGCATAGCCACAATTGACTAATGCCTTTTCACACTCTAACATGTGGAGAGCTTCAGTTCTCGCTGGGAGAAGGTTATACCTTTGTAATTCAATTGGTCGGTCGGGGATAAGATTTCCACCCAAGACGTATTGATAGTTTTGGGCTCCATCAACGACGCCTGATAGACTATCTGCGGTAATGTTTGTATAGACATCTTGAGGTAAAGGCACAGATAAACAAGAGTAGGCGCGTTCAGCGTTAGTAGGAATAAGTTGAGTGGAGAGCCCATTAGTAGAGGTGAGATTAAATTTATAGAGTGAATAAGTCTTAAAATCCATCGCAAGCCCCTTATCGCTTTGAATTTGATTCATCATCGCATCTACATATCCAGTAGGTGGGCTGACCTGACCGAGAACATACTGGAAGTCACGGAGAGAATAACTAACTTTGGAGCTCATACGGGCAAGAACAGCGGCATCAACACTCTCATTTGCGGTGGGAGTAATACCGTTCATGCGGTCGCTTGATAATATCGCAACTGGGTCGCCAGCTGTGAATGCGGCAGCGAGGGCTGTGCCTACGCCATGATTAAAGTTAATACCTAATGCGATTTGGGTGGCATCGCCTGTGCCGAGTCCGCCCGCATTTCCTTCCGCCGCAGTCATCGCAGTAGTGTTCGCAATCTTGACGATAATACCGCTCTCAATACCTGTATTGGTAAAGATATAGACTCGGTCGCCGATGTCGTAGGGATTATTATTTTCGGGGGTCGCAGTTGTTTTAACGCCATTAAGCCCAGCGTTACTAACAGACATATAAAAAATATCAGTCGCAGCAGCTGGTTTAGCAACTGGTGGATTGACTGGAGGCAGAGTAGCTGAAAGAACAGGCATACCTCCGCCGTGAGCGAGAACAGCGGCTCTCTGTGCGGCGGGAGTTCCAGTTGGGAGTGAGTTGAGAACGCCGAATGCGCCAGTCTTAAAGGTAAGCGCGCGGTCTGGAGTATCAAATGTGAGTAGTAGGCGAAGACCTGATGTAGCAACAAGTGGAAACACTTTACCCGTCATGATGCCTGTGTAGAGGGGAGATTGAATTTGAACTTTTGCGGCTGGCTGGGGTTGAACGTCCCCTGTGCCTGTTGAGATGACCCTGCCCGCGCCACTCCAATCCGCATCGCCTCTGTAATATAAACTATTATCTACAGCTGGGTTGAGGTCTTGACCTTCAAATGCGGCTCGCTTATTTCTAATAGACTGATTTGCCGTCCAGCCCCACCACTGGGCTGTGAGAACATTTAAATCTAAAATCTCTTCAATAGTCGCAATTCCATCACCCGACTGAATGCGAACATCACGGATTAAACTTGTAAATCCAGCCTTTGGGTTGGGGATTGGGCGACCTCTGCCTTCCATTTGGAGCTCACCTTCCATGTTAGACTGGCGAGGGTCTATAAAGCCTAAATACTGGGGGAGTAGGAAACGAGCTTGGATTTCGGTGCGTGGGTTATAATCAACCTGTGCCTCTGGTTTTACATTCACAGATTTTAAGGGGATAAATTGGGAACTCTGCGGTGCGCTACGAAACATATATATTATCTAAAGAAAAAACTTTAACAAAAAATACAAAAATTTTGTTAATGTAATTCAAAAATGCCCTGATGGATTCCCAGCCTTAATACATAGATTTAAATTGAACGTCCCGTAATGGATTGCGCGGCTTCGGGGTTTTCAATAACGGCGTTTTAGGTGTCTTTAAAAATGGAGTCATCGGGGTCATTAAAGGTGTTTCAATTGATTTCGTTAAAAACGGGTCATAATGCGCCTTGAATTTCATGTTTGCCTGTAGCTGTTTGGGCGCTACTAATGTGGGCTTCTTCAGTTTCATTTTGCCTAATTTTTTTGCCTTTGGTTTTGCGTTTGGGTCTTTTGGTTTGCGTTTGTATCGTTCAGTATTAGGCTTGATGTGGGTAAATCGGGTATAATGTTTTTCCATTAAATCAATTATCTGTGCGCGCTTCAATCCAGTTGTGGAGAGGTTGCTGTCCCGCACAAATTTTCTTAAAGCTGGCGTATTATGAGTCGCTAATACAGCACGAAAATTCTTCATATAAAGTATAACGATATTTTATTCTTTTAGGTAATCAATTTAAACGCTAATTTATAAATCTATTTAATGCCTACTAAACTTGGAAAGCCGTTGAAAGATGAACTGATTGAGATTATTATTCGTAATCAGCCTCCACGACTGGAAACCCAGTTGCCTGTATTATCTCGTTTTTGGTTGCGCAAGCTCCCGAAGGCTCATCTCGCTCGTTTAGCCGCAGAACATAATATATATTGAGTATATTATGTCCTACACAATAGCCATTCCAACTTATAAGCGTCCAGAAACATTTGAGAAAAAAACTTACCAACTAATTAAAAATGGAAAACTGGAAGACAAGGTCAAGCTGTTTATCCAGAGTGATGATGATGAGCGTGATTATGCGAGATTTGGGTTGGAGATGGTGCGGGCTCCCGCTGGGTTCATAAATGTTTGTAACTTTATGTATAAACATTTTGAGATGAATGAGGCAGTTGTTGTTTTACATGACGATTTAGAGTGGTTCAACGATGTGAATGGGAGAAGACTACACGCTGAAGAACTTGACGATTTATTTACGATGTGTTTAGACCACATGATAGAACATAATATATTTTATGGTGGGCTGTATCCTTGCCCTAATCCATATTTTATGAAAAACTCCCCGCCCATCAGCCACGATTTAAGATTTATTCATGAGCCAGTCCATTTTATGTATAATATGAAAATATATCATTCGGGGGTAATACAAGGTAAAGCTGATTATGAGAGAACCGTTTTGTATTGGAAGGCGACTGGAAAAATCGCCCGATTTAATGAATACTCGTTCAAGACACAATATAATAAGCCAAGTAAGGGCGGATATGGATTGCGCGACCAAGCCACCCACGATAAAGATACTGCTGATTTTTTAAAATACTATGGCGAGTTCGTCAGCCACACCCGTCGGCACAAATCTGGGAGTTCATCTTTTGTTTTTCATCGGCGCCCCGATGAGCGATAAATTTTGCGTTGCCTAATACTATAGTATATCTTGTGCCTGTATAATCATCAGTCCAGTGCCTGTTGTCTTTTCCATTAAAATAGAGTGGTGAGCGCCATATACAGTGCTTACTAACCTCTCCAGTCTTGTGGTCTTCAATACATAAATCACCGCCATCATAGTCGCCTAAACCTACGATTAAACTTTCCGTAGTATTATTAATATCTTTATGAGGCGCACATAAAAAATTTTTATTAATTATCACCATTTCAAAATCAAAATCTGGAAATAACTTTTTACATTCATTAAATATGCGTGGGTCTTTCCGCATTCTAATAGTGGGGAGGGTTGGTTTTCCTGGCTTCATCCAGTGACAAGTCAATCCAACGGATAAACTAAATTCACCTTTTCTAATTTTGGGTGTTTTTTTTTGGTTGTTTGGCTTCCAGTCATACTCTTCCAAGAGTTTTTCTAAATCATCAAAATAAGACATATATATTGACTATATATAAAAATATTTACCATAACGCCCATACCCAACCCTTTTCCTCTGGCGATTTCAATTTAATATCACCCTTTCTAATCTCTTCCATGACTTTAAATTTGTGGATTATGTTTATTAAATCTCTCGTGTGGATATTTTTGTATATAGATTTCGCTGTCTTCTTTCCCATTAATAATAACCCATATTTTAAGTTTCATCTGTTAGACCCATCAACCTCTCTACTTCAAGCGTCAAGTATTGATGTAAGCTACTCAAGACTAATACCGCTGCTTCGGGGTCTTCTTCAATACATCGTGTTAATCCGTAGGCTAATGCGATGGTTTTACACAATCTCTCAATTTTTTGGTCTTTTTTGTCTAATAATTCCTTAAAATGCTTCCCCATATCTAACATTTCTTTTTCTGTGGATTCCATTAAATAACAGTTAGATTAAAATGCGCTAATACTGCCCGCAACATCAGTAACAGCGTCAAATGATGGAGTAGTAAATTCAGCTCTTGTGCTTCTCACATCACTTGTTGCGCCCTGCGCCGCTGGATTATTAACTGGGGCTTTTGGAACAGTAATCCCTGTAGATGACGGGTCTACGGGTGCTGCGTTGTGATGATGATGATGGAACAAATCGTAAAGTCCATAGCCAACTAATGCTACGCCAGCTAATTCAGGGGCAACGGCAAGGGCTGTCGCAAATCCTTCTCCAACAGCTCCAGCTGTGGCTACTGCGCCTGCTTCTGCGGCATCAGCGGCAACAGATGCGCCCAGAGCTTCAGTTTCAACACCTCCTACTTCACCCGCCGCTTCAGCCTCACCTGCGCCTCCTTCAAGTGGAGTGCGAACAGCTGGGTCAGTTGTAGGTTCAGTAGCAACCTCTTCCCTTGTTTCAGACATACCCATTCCCGAACTGCTCGCATATGGTTGGTCGCCTAAAGAACCGAATGATGCTGCTTCATTTCCCTCTCCAAGACCTTCAGCTGAATTAGCTGTGGTATTCATTTCTCCAGCTGGCTGTGTTGCCTGCTCGGCGTCCATATCACCGCTTGCTCGGGGTGATACTGGGGGAGTCGCCAAATCATCGCTTGCTAAAGCTGTATTTACCGCCGCTGTTAATTCACCGCCTTCACCTTCTGCGCCAGCTCCAAACGCATCTGCCTCACCGCTTGTCCCGCCCGCATCTGCTTCATCACCGCCTCCGTCTTCACCGCCTTTTCCTCCTCGTCTAATACGACGATAAACGCCTTTGGCGACTTCAATACCGCCAACTGCCGCACCACCTGCTTCCACTAATCTACTTGCTTCCTCTTTATCTAAATTTGTTGCTGCTTGTGCTTTTGCCGCTGCCGCATTTTTAAGTGCGCTCATGGCTTCCTTCTGTCTTGATTGAGCTGATTTATAAGCTGCGTTCTCTGTTAAAAAATTGTTGTAAAAGTTTTGATTATATGAGTTTTGAAACTCGTTGGCACCACTAATTCCCGATGAGTAGGCTTGGGTCGCGTTATTATATCTCTGTAATACATCAGCCATATATACATTAAATTTAGAAAATATTATTTCTTAATTCTTTTTACCAGTTCCCATATAAGCCTTACGGGCTGTTTTTCTTGCGCCTCCCTTTTTGGTAGTAAAATCCTCTTTGCCTTTATCTGTTTTAGATGCGGCGCCTTTTTTGCCTGCTTTCACGCCTTTACTTTTATTATAAGCTGCTCGTGCTTTAGGGTCTTTCATCGCTTTCGCATAATTCATGTTGTTGTCCTTCGCAAATTTTTTTAGAAAATCCGTCCAAGCTGTCATATACATTCTGTTGAGATATTAATTTTTGATGACCTTTTGTTTTTGTATGAGCCGCCCAATTGGGAGCGGATACACTAAAACCACAACATTCACAATAAATTTGTTTCCGCCTAAATCTCATAATACTTTCCTTATGTCGCTCATGATTGTGACCGCATGCGTAGTTGGAATTCAATTTAGCTTTTGAATTTAATAACCAAAATTGCTCTAATTTTGGAGCGAGATTATCGGGGCAAACTTCAACCTCTTCATAACTAAATGTTAAATTATTATCACGAATGGCTTGATATAGTTTTCCTTTTAATCCAGCTTTGGCTCGGCATTTGTGTTCTACCACCCTGCGTCGCAAGTTGTTAGTGCGTCCTATATATTCTTCATCTCCTACCTTTAATTTGTAGATAATCGCCATTTATAAATCACTAATATAATAATTTTATTCATCAAACTTTTTATAGATTTCTTGGCTTGTTACGCTATGTCCCATTTTTTCAGCGAGTTCAGCCTTTTCCTTGAGCTTGTCGCCTGTATCTACTGTATCACTAATCACAATATGTCGCAACATACTCACGCCAAGAGTTTTACCTGTGCCCGAAAATGCGCCAATCACTTTTTTCTGTAATGCGTTCTTGCTTATGTTTTCATCTTTACCGAACAGATATTTATTGTCGGGGTGATACTTCAAATAAATATTCATCATCGCATTCATTTTTTTAGAGAGCTTGATTTTTTTAGTTCCGTAAGCGTTGGCTGTTTTATAATCGTTAAATACAAAATGTTTGTTACTTTTGTTCGTTATTTTTAGATAATTGCCTTCTTCTTCCTCGCCTGATTTCACGATTTTCATATTATAATCAACTCGCATGGGTGGGTGATTAACTGGGTCTAATACATATAAACTTGTGATAAGCCAATCCCGCATGAGGGCTCGCTTTTGTGTTCCCATCTCCATATTTGTAAATTTATTTGTGATGGCTGATAATGCGGTGCGTTGTGATTTATTATATTTTTGTAGTTCTTTCAAGCTAATCCAGTTCTCGCCTTCCTTTTTACTTTTCTTTTGTTCGTTGTAATACACTTTCAATTCCTCTTTGGAACTCTTCTCCATCTCATCAACCCAGCTTGGAAGGTTGCCATCTCCAAATACCTTATGCGCTCGCATCACACTCCATATATAATTAAGTCGCGTGGAAACTGGCTTATCTAAAAAAAATTGTTTGTGTGGCTCTCCAATCTCCGCTCCATTTTGAAAAAATCTTGCGTAGTTCTTGGCGTAGTTAGTAAGTGTTTTGTCGCTCAACTTTGGATATTCCTTCTTCAAGGCATTCACTCTCCATTTAAAATCAGCCATTATATAGAGTAATGAGGTTATTTTTTTAAGTCAATTAATTCAACAATTATTGGAGGTCGCCAATTCAGTTTTTTATAGTTGGGGATTTCGTCTTGTAATACCATAAATGTAAGGGGTTTCGTGGAACCCAGCAACTCATATTTTGGATTGAAACAAAACTCGGCATCTTCAATATCATGAATAATGGAGAGTGGTGGGTTGTTGATTAACATTCTACATAAAAAATTAACCAACTCTTCGCCAGCTCTCGCACCTCTTTTGTGTGTGATGGATAATCTTGGATAAGTTCCATTTTTAGGTTTAACAATCATTCCATCTAAACACAAGGTTCTATATTTAGCAACTACATCTCTAAAATTATCTAATAGTATCTCGTCCTCTGGCGATTGTGGATAGAACCCCATAATATAGTTTAATTTAATATTTTATTATATTGAACTATTAAAATGACGAAAGGTGTTTTAGGCAGCGGAGCTGGCGGATATATAATACAGTATCACAAGAAAGAGTATCACCAAGCTTACTACAAACAGAATAAGGAACGAATATTAAAATATGGAAAAAAATACTATCAAGACCATAAAGAAAAATTAAAGGCGGAACAGAAACGCCGATATTATGAGAATAAAAAAATAGTAAATAAGATGGGTAAGAATGGGTTGGAGTGGAGGGTTCGGGAGTTGAGAGATGAACTGAATAAATTTATTGTAGAATTAACGAATCAAAAAAATGCTGTAAATCCATCAGGGCATTTTCCATAATAGAATTATTTTTATCAACAACAATTGAAAAACGAAAAAATATATAACAAATCAAAAATATCAAATGAATTTTATGAATCAACTATCGGCAAATTGCCCCCATCAATATGAGGCAATTATATCCCCTTCCGCCATCTGTTGCGGGTCAAGGGTACATCTTACAGCTCCTCCCTTACTAAACATCTTATTTTTACGAGCCCACGAAATGGCGAGGGCAGCTCGCTGACGTATGCTCATACAGTTAAACTCTTCAACGAGGGGGCACGCTTTGGCGTCAGCGAACTTGGATAAAACGGCGGGCATGTTGTTTGTTATTGATTGGCGCTGGGGTATGGTTATGGATTTCCAGAAAATAAGTTTCAATTTTTTTTTAAGACATAGGAAACCCAGCATCAGGGCGGGGCGTTATATCACCCCAGTTCCCATAAACCTCTTGTTCCTCAATCTCGCACCAACGATAATATCGCCTATCCCAGTCATCATCATGTATTGAGGGTGGATAAGCGATGGGCTCGCCACAAGTAAAATCAATCTCCATCTCGCCAAATCGTTTTTCATCGTGATAAAATTTAGTCGTTCCAAAATAATTAAAGCCAGCCTCTGTTAGAGCCCAAGCGGATGGAGTTGGGAAAAGGGGGAGTTCATAATTAAGATAAGACATAATATTAAGCCAAATGTCTTGTGGAATGTGAGTCATCACGCCACTCTGGAGTTCCAGAAAAACGTTTCAATTTTTTATTGTCTTGTAGTTCAAACAAAAAAAAAGGTTGCCTTGCCCGTGAGAGCCGACGCCCTACTAATAGTAGAGCCCTTTTTTTTGTTGTTAGACTTATGAAGGCAGTTTGAAGGTGTATTCCTCATTCTGTTTGGTGCGGTCTAACGTGAGCTGGGTGGAGAGCTGCCCGTCACTCCAACTCATCATCGTCAGCTGTGCCTTGATTTTGCGAAGCATTTTCTTGCGCTGACCTTTTGGATTGCGGCAGTGATAGTTGAGATTGCCGACGCCTGGAAGCATCGTCATTAGCTCAACGGGCGAGAGCTCGCGGCTCGCATGGGGAGAAAGTTTTGATTGTGCGTTCGTCATGATGTTGTTTGCGATTGAGGGGGGGCTGTAACTCCAGAAAGAAAAAATGAGTTTCAATTTTTTTACAGAAGTAGGAAAATTGGAAAAAAACAAAAAAAATGGTTGCCTTGCCCGTGAGAGCCGACTGTATTAGAACTGGGGTGTCTAATACTCCATTTTTTTTGTTTTGGCGCTTACAAGCCGCCGACCATGTGGAGTTCCTCTATGCCTTGTTGAAGGTCGGGGTCGGCTCCAAATCCAATCTCGCCGCCGAACTCGTCTTCGGTGAGGTCGTAAAGCCAGTTCTCAAGCGCGATGAGCCGTTGAGTGGCGATTTGAAGGTCGGGATGTTCGCCGAACTGCGAGGGGTGGAGCAACGGCTGGAAGCGTTCCTCGTTGTGATAGAACAAGTTGCCGTGAGGGGCATACCAGTTCAATCCCGATTCGGTGAGCGCCCATGCGGTTGGGTGGGGGAAAAGGGGGAGTTCATGTTTTTCGGGCATCATGAACGCCTTGATGTTGTCCCAAGCGGGCTCGGGGATGTAGTTGTCTTGTTTTGATGAAGTCATTTGAGGGGAGTAGGGGGACTTACGCATAGAAGAAAAAATGAGTTTCAATTTTTTGGGAGAAGTAGGAAAAACAGCGTTAAGAAAAAATTTTGAAAACACCATTTTTCCAGTCATTTAAAAAAAAATTGAAACGTTTTTTCTGGATTAACAGATTGGCGTGATGAGTTCAAACAACAAGACAATCGTTGGAAAAATGGAAAAGGGTGGCTTCATCAAGAAGATGACTCCAGCCCAAAAAGAAGCCTTTCTGCGCGGGCAAAAGGTTTCTGTTCCACTTGATAAACGCCATAATATTCATTATCATAAAGTTCGGGGGCACACAACAATTGGGCTGGATGCGTTCAAGCCATACGAGCGCAAAAATCTTGATTTCATGAGAAGGTCTTACAGAGGCGAAGCCACCCAATCAGTTTATGCGGTTCAAGCCCTTCATCACGGGCTGATGAAAAATGTTGTTTTGAAAGAGCTGAACTTGGCGGCTCTTGGCTTGTATAAAATCCAAAGCGAAAATTTTATCCAATCAACGCGAACTGGAATGACTCCAAACAGCGACCTCAACATGAAGAGTTTCAAGCAACAAATGTCGTTTTATATTCATTTGATGAATGATAATGAAGAGAAGGCGAAGAAGGCGCTTGAGAAGACACAGAGCACTATGGTTGATATGATGGTTGCGTTTGAAGAAGAGCCAGACAAGTGGGGCATCAGCGACACAGCCGACCACAGCTTGGAGGAACATTTGAAGCGAACAGATGAAGACATGTCCCACGAGAATAATTATATTAAGGCTTGTAACTTGATGAAGCAGCAAATCGCCGAGATGAAGCAAGTGTTTGATAAGTTCTTTGGAAAAATGGCTCTCCAGTTGTCTAATATTCTTGGAGATAGACGGGGTGAATTGACGATGACTCACCCGTTCAATCAAAAAGAGCTTGTGATTAAAGTAGAACGGACGGGTGAGATTGCCTTGAAGCACAACATGATGGAATGGTCTTGGTGGAAACGACTTGATACATTCAAGGGTCCCGAGCGGTTCCAAAAGTTTATTTGGCAACATTACAACTGGGATATTATCAAGCAAAATATGTTGGCTCATGTAAGTCATCCCGATGCGACCGATGAAGACCGCAAGGATTGTGATAAGATTTTAAAGGAGTTCAAGCCAAATAATCTTGAAGACGAGTTGTCGGTGATGAATAAATTTACTCAAATGATGATGAAGGGTTATTTAAAAGTCAATCGTGGAGAATATGATAATATCACCGCCGCTCCCGCTTGGATAAAAACGCTAATGGAAAATTACCGAGAGCTTGAAGCCGCTTGGTTCATGTGGTATGCGATGTATGTTGATAAAGTTTTGTTGGAAGAGGGTTGGGAAAAGACAGCCAAGAAGTTCAAGGAGGAATGGGGGATGCCTGGTTGCCGAGCTCATTTGTTGGGTGAGGTGGAGTTCCCCGACAACTGGTTTCATGAGCTGTAAATCCAAAATTCCAAAATAGATAATGAAAAAATAAATGTGGCGTGGTGTTGAGATGAAACAAAATAACGGACGAATGGAGAAAATGGGTGGAGAATA